GCATATTGACGATTTAGAATGTGCAACTATTGGCTATCTTTCAAAGAATTACAAATCATATGACAAAATTCACGTTGTCATTGCTACGTACTGGAAAGAAAAAGCAGGAATTTTTGAAGAAAACTTAAGGCTTCTAAATGAAAAATTTGAATCAAAAATTGTATACACAAATTTGTTAAACAAACAGCGACAAATGATGTCATCAATTGACTTTGTCAAAGATCAATTTTATAAGTTGCTTGATTTCAAAACAAGCTTTGATATTTTAACACATGATGAAAACGATGCACACACTGACCATCGTGCAGTAAGCATGATCTCAATGGGAATGGTAAAGTATGCGAATACATACGTCACTGTTTATTCTCCAAGCACTTATAACTTTCAACCCAACTTATTCATCAGCATGAACGAAGATGAATTCAAAATTAAAAAAGCATGTCTTGATAAATACAATATTTCTAATGAACAATCATATACGGGTTTAGGATATTATCTACAGAGTGATGATCATTACAATATTGGCGAAGCATACTTCTTAGAAAGCTATGCAAATAAACACAAAACAAAGTATGCAGAAGTATACAGAATATTAAAAATGTCTTTGGTGTAAAATGAAAAGAGAAAATGTATTTGCATTAGCTGTTGTTGGAGGCCCGCAAACAGAAGTGTTGTATCACTGGTTTAAGCACGCAGCAGAAAATTTCAAAATTCCAGAGCAGAATATTTTGATTGGTTTTCATGAAAATGAAATGTATCCTGAGAAGAATAAAAGATGGAAAGAAATTTTTAATGACTTAAACATTACTCCAATAAAAACAATAACATCTACGGGTTGGTCTGCAGAAGTTCAAACATCATTATTTTCAAGCTTGCATGATGTCGCAAATAGAGTCGACGGTTGGACAGTTCGGGCAGATTGTGATGAATTGCTTGAATTTCATAAAGGAAATCATGATATTCTTGAATTGATTGATGATCTTGAATCAAGAAAAGAAACGTTTATTCGTGGGATAACTTGCGATAGAATAGCAGCAGATGGTGAATTGATAGAAATTAAAAGAGACACAACACTTTTTGAACAATTTCCAATTGCATTGTATGAATACGCTAGATTAAAAACGCTTGCAAGAAAAGCACGTGGGCTGAGCAATCCAAATATTCGCGCAGATCGTCCTGAGGGATCTGGGATTGCTATTCATAAAAATAGAATTCCAATTACAAAATCAGTTCATAACTTTGATAATCCATACGATCCGCGCCTTAAAGAATGTCACAAATATGCAATTTTGCATCATTTTAAATATGACAAAGAATTTTATGACAAGCACAAAGAATTTGGAAAAGAAGTAGGAAAAATGTACGGTCATCCAGATATCTCAGCAATAATCGAAAAATTTTATGATTTTGACACAAACAGGCTTGATATAAAGAAAATTAACGAAGAATTCACAAAACAGTCAGAACCAAAAAGATTTGAATTTAACAGTAGTTTTCCAACAAACCAACAACCACCGCGGTGGGTATAAAATGAAAGTAACAATTCATCAACCAGAACATTTTCCGTATATCGGTTTTTTTAAAAAAATGAATGAAGCAGATTTGTTTATTGTTCTTGACAATGTGAAATTCAAAAAGAATGATTTTCAAAATAGAAATCGTTTTGTGAATAGATCGGGCAATGAAGAATGGTTTACAGTACCTGTTGAAAAAGACGCAAATTCAAAACTAATCAATGAAGTGAAAGTATCAAAAGATCCTATCTGGCGTTCAAAGCTGATAAAACAGCATCTACATAACAAACTAAATGTATCAAGCGTTTATGAAGACAGCGAATTATTGATTGATATAAATATGAAAAGTATCGTCTGGTGTAGAGATAAATGGAAAATTACTACACCAATGATAATGGCATCATCACTTGCAGCATCGGGATCAAAATCCGAATTGCTTTTAAACATTTGCAAAGAAGTCGGTGCAACAACGTATCTATCAGGCAAAGGTGGCTTTGACTATCTTGACAAGACAATCTTTGATGAAGCAAAAATAAATGTTGAATTTTTTGACCCGAAAATTGATAATATGATGTCTTCGCTTTATAATCAAACAACAACAATCAATTATTGAGAGAAATATGACATCTATCGGTGTAATTGGTCAAGGCTTCGTAGGTGGAAGTTTGACGACTGTTTTTAGTCGTAAGCATCAAACAACTGTCTACGCTTACGATAAGACAGGTAAACTTGCGCAAGGAGCAACTGAGATATTTATGCCAGATGTAGTAAGAAAACCTGCGTCTGTTTACGAATTTGCAAAAGCGTGCGTTTTACTCAACAAAAACGAATACGATGAAAAATTTTCAAATGTATTTTTTGTCTGTGTTCCCACGCCAATGTATGCAGACGGTTCTGCAGATATTTCAATCGTTGAAAATGTATTAGATGATATTTCTGATGTTTCTTTTGAGACAAAAAACGACGTCATCGCAGTAATAAAATCAACTGTTCCGCCGGGTTCTACACACAAATGGAATGAAAAATATAAAGATAAATTTCTTCATGTTATATTCAATCCAGAGTTCTTAACAGAAGCCAACGCATTGCAAGATATGGAAAATCAAGATCGTATCATTCTTGGCGGACCGAGACCGTGGATTAATGAAGTCAAGAGCATTTTTGAAAATGCATTTATTGGCGTCCCAGTAATCAAAACGGGATCGACAACGGCAGAAATGGTAAAATACACGACAAACTGTTTTCTTGCAGTTAAAGTTTCATTTGCAAACGAGCTTGCACAAATATGTGAAGCGCTAGATGATGAAGGTCTTAACATTGACTATGACAAAGTTGTAGAATATGCAAAATTAGATAAACGATTGGGTAATTCACACTGGTCAGTTCCTGGCCCCATGGCAACACATGACGGCAGGTATGTAAAAGGTTGGGGAGGCAGTTGCTTTGTAAAAGATCTCAATGCGCTAATGTTTGAAGCAACTTCACTTGGCGTTGATACAAAAGTAATGCGCGCTGCGTGGGAAAAGAACTTAGAAGTAAGAAAACCAGAAGATAGAGACTGGGAGCACTTGCAAGGTAGAGCGGTAAGCGTTAATGTAAAATCATAATTTGCTCATTATAATAAATAATGAAAACTATAAATGAAGACAAAATTACGTTCCCGACTGGCAAACAACACATTTCTTACTCTGAAGTAAAAATATGGACAGAATGTCCATGGAAGCATAAGCTGCTTTATATTGACAAAGTTGGAACATTTGAAACAAATGAGAATCTTTCATTTGGCACAACACTTCACACTGAGTGTGAAAGCTATTTAAAAACAAAAACATTTAGTCTTGAAAGAATGCGTGGAAGCATAGACAGAGTTTGGGATACGCATAATTTACAAAACAAAGAGCAGTGGAAAAAAGAGGGCGCAGCAATTTTAGATGATATGCCAAAATTTCTTGATGAGACTTTTCCAAATTGGTCATGTATAAAAGCAGAATATCCCCTTTTCGAAGCAATAGAAAACTCTGATATAAAATTCAAAGGATTTGTTGATGGTCTAATAAAGGCTAAAAACAAAAGAGGCAATGACGTATTATGGGTAGTAGATTGGAAAACGTGTGGCCCGAGAGGGTGGGCAGCAGATAAAAAACAAGATCCCCTAGTTCAAGCACAAATTGTCTTGTATAAATCATACATTTCAGAAAAATTTTCAATAGATCCAAAAGACATAAAATGCGGTTTTGTTTTGCTAAAGCGCGGAGTAAAGCCAGGAAAATCATGTGAGCTTGTTGAAATTTCTGCAGGTCCAAAAACATTAGAAAAATCAAATAAACTTGTATCGTCGATGATATCGGGCGTTAAATCGGGTACTTGCATAAAGAATAGAATGTCGTGCACATATTGCGAATTTAAAGAAACAAAACACTGCCCTGGATCAAGCACATTTAAACCTTTTACTGCATGATTATATGAGTATTATTGTAACATGCAAAAAAAGTATAAAGTTTTAGTTCTTTCTGATCACGCGCTTTCAACATCGGGCGTTGGTACACAAACATTCCATTTACTAAATGGTTTGATTAAAAAGGGTGAATGGACATTTCGCCAATTTGGCGCTGCTATAAAACATGCAGATTATAGAACTGTCGTAGTGAATGAAGATCTTATTATAAAGCCAATTGATGGTTTTGGAAATAGAGACCTTATTAGAATTACTCTCGCTGCAGAAAAGCCAGATTTGCTTCTTATCTTTACAGATCCACGATTTTTTACGTGGTTATTTGAAATGGAAGACGAAATCCATCAAATTTGTCCAATTGCTTGGTGGCACGTATGGGATAATGGACCGTATCCAAAATTTAATGAAGTCTTTTATAGATCAACAGACTTGATAAATTGTCATTCTCACATGACCTACGACCTTATAAAAGAGCAGTTTGCAAATAAAACAAACTTTATCCCGCATGCAATTCCTGAGAATATGTTTTTCCCAATCGATCAATCGCAAAAGACAAATCTTAAACAGACTATTTTAGGACAATCACGTCTTGATCATTTTGTTGGAATATGGGTTAATAGAAATGCAAAGAGAAAGCGCCCAAGTGATGTTTTGATGTCATGGAAGATTTTTTGTGACAACTTACAAAAAGAAAAAGGTCATAAAAATGCAACATTGATAATGCACACTGACCCATTAGATCAAGAAGGCCCGAATCTTTTTGAAGTTGCAGATGCATTAGGCATCGTAAATAATATTATGTTTTCTAAAGACAGACTTGAATTTAAAAACATGAACATGCTATATAACATATCAGATTTTTGTATGAACATATCATACGCAGAAGGGTTTGGTTTGAGTACGCTTGAAGCAATGAATGCAGGCACACCAATTATTGCAGCAAAAACGGGTGGCCTTACAAGACAAGTAGTCGATCATCGTGACGGGTCAGAAAATGGTGTCGCATTAGAAGTTGATTGTAAAACTCTTGTAGGCAGTCAAGTTGTGCCCTATATTTACGAAGATTACGTTAATTGTGACAATGTCGCCCGCGGAATAATGAAGCTGTATAACATGTCAAATGAAGAAAAAATAAATCTAAAAAAGAAAGTTCGTGAATACGCGCTATCAGAATTTAATTACCAGAAGACAATTGATGATTGGCACACAACTGCAAAAAATCTAATTGAAACTTGGCGTGATAATAGAATTAATTGGGAAATGAGGACATTTTAATGAAAAGTGTAGTAATTCGCGCACCACTACTATCAGTGTCTGGGTACGGTGAGCATTCTCGTCAAGTATATAAATATTTGTGTACAAAAAAAAATATAATCTTAAAAACGCAAGTCGTTCAATGGGGTAATACTTCATGGAACATTGACAAGAATGCATGCAACGGTCTAATTGCAAAAATCATGGAAGAATCTGCATCTGAAGACAAACGTTATGATGTTTCTGTGCAAATACAACTTCCTGATGAATGGTCAAATTCGCTGGCCGTTTTTAATATCGGAATCACAGCAGGCGTCGAAACAACAATTTGCAATCCAAAGTGGATCGAAGCAATAAATAAGATGAACCTTGTTATTGTTCCAAGTACACATGTTAAAACAACGTTTGAAAAGTCAGGCAATATTACGACGCCTATCGTAGTCATTGGTGAGTGGTATCAAGAAGAGCTAGACAAAGATCCGCTACAACATATTCTTGATCTTGAATTTGATACAAAGGATAATTTTTTAATCGTATCACAGCTGACAGCGCTAGATGACGTCAGTGATAGAAAAAACATACTTAACACACTAAAGTGGTTTTGTGAAGCATTTTCAAATAACAAAGATGTAGGTCTCATTTTAAAGACGAACTTAGGCAGAGGAACTCATATTGATAGAGCAGGCGTTCATAATGTGATAGCGCAAGCACTTCAGAAATTTAGAAAAGGAAGTTTTCCAAGAGTTCACGTAATTCATGGTAATATGACAGATCATGAAATTGCATCTTTGTATCAACATAAATCGCTTGTCGGTTTTATCAACATTACACGTGGTGAAGGGTTTGGAATTCCAATCTTAGATGCAACAATTGCATGCTTGCCCGTTGTTACGACAGCATGGTCAGGTCACTTGGACTTTATGAATTTAGGCAAATATATACCAATTGAGTGTGATTTAATCGACATTCCAGCATCAAAAATTGATGAAAGAATATTTGTTGCAGGTGCAAAATGGGCAAACCCGCGAGAAACAGACTTTAAGAAAAAATTAGTCAAGCTTTATGAAAATAACAAGATACCAAAAGAATGGGCAAAAGAATTATCGACAAAATGCAAGAACAAATACTCAAGAACTGCTATAATTGATTCATATGATAAAATCTTAACAAAAGTATTAGAATAATGATTTACTCAATAATTTTTAATGTTGTATTGCTTATTGCATTAGTAACATCGCTTCGTAAGCTCTATTCGTTTGGATTAACAATGCTGAAAATGCAAGATACAATAGAAGAGAGCCTTGATATTTTAGATGAAAGATACAAGAGCATCTCTTTAATTCTTCAAAAACCCGTATTCTTTGATTCTTTAGAAGTACGTCAAGTTTTAGATGATATTGATGCAGCTCGTCAAGCAATACTCTATATTGCAAACAAATTAAACATCGTTCAAGAGACTGACGTAGATGTTAAAAAAGAAAACAATTAAAACAGCGACAAAGAAAGTCAATACATTGAAGTATTACTTTCATGAAGGTACGCAGACTTCTATCGTAAATTTTCAAACAGAAACAGATTCATCTGTCAAAAGTAACATTTATTTAAACGAAATTTTACCTGCATTTACAAAGTTAGTAGAAAATTTAATTTTCATTCACAGCAATGAAGAGTTAAAATATTCTGATGATTTTAAAAATGATTGTATTTCATTTTTATATGAAACACTGAAAAAATTTGATGCGTCAAGAGGAACAAAAGCATTTAGCTATTTCAATGTTGTAGCAAAAAATTGGATTATTGTAAAAAGTAGAAAATATCAAAAACGAACGAATAGAAATATGTCAATTGACGAGCACAGTCATTTAAGAAAAACAATAGAAACGGGTCAATGTAACATTTTTGACATTGACCCTTTGTCAAACAAAGAAACAATTCATAACGAAACTGTCAAAAATATTGATATTGTTTTGAAGAAGATAAATTCAAAACTTTCATGCGAAAATGATAAAGTTTGCATGGAAAGCATTATCAAACTATTTGAAAATATAGATAATCTAGAGAGCTTAAATAAGCGTGCAATTTTTGTTTATGTGAGAGATATGACGAATTTAACGCCAAAGCAACTTTCATCGTCGATGTCTGCAATACGTAAACACTACAGAGACATTAGCAAAAATCAAATTTTTTAGAGAGACAAATGTCACAAAAAGATTATCAAGACACAATAGAAAAAATCAATCTAAAAGAAAAAAAGATCAAAGCATTTGGTGATCTTCTCAATGCGATTAAAGACTTAGATTCTAAAAAGAAACTTCTATGGCTTGACATTTACAATAATGCAGTAGATGATAGAGAAAATGCTGCTGTGTTGTTTATGGATACACTTATGCAAGTAAAAGGAAATGTCGCAAATCACAACATTCTTGGGCCTGTTGTAGCAAAATATCTTGAAAGAATGTCAAAAGCAAATGACCAGATACTAAAATTAGCAGAGCTCATTGCAAATGAGACGACAGAGACGCCGGTTGATGACAATTCAATTTACGATAGCATTGGAAAATTTGATGATATGGCAGGAAGATGATAGACTTAATGTCAAAAGTGTATACTGCAGTTGTTGTAGAATACTTTAAGAGCCCAATAACAACTACGTCAAAACTTGCTGATGTAGTGCAAAAATATGCAGATTTAAAGATGACAATTTCATCTCCACAAAAACTGCTTAATATGCCACGAGGCGCGATACTCGGAAAATACATTGATATGCCAGATTTTGCAGATTTGCAAATATTTTATCCATTTTTTTCTCATTTAAAAATGCCTATCAAGCCCGGCGAACAAATTTTTGTGTTAAATAATGGAAAAATTGGGTATTGGATGTCAAGAAAAGTATCAGATGTTATTGCAGAAGATCCCAACTATACACACAATGATCGTTCAATTTTTTCTTCAACATCGATTTCGACAACACAGACCAGCCCAGGTACGAAAGTTCCTGCAAACGAATTTCCAGATCTTGGAAATACGCTGTCATATAAAAAAATAGTAGAAAACTCTGACGCAATCAAAGAAGACTTTCAAGGCGAATCTGTCCCGAGACATAATTCATTAAGCACAGACTTTGTAATGCAAGGATCGAATAATACAATCATCGTTATGGGAAGCGCAGCAACAATAGGTGAAAAACAAAAAGACGCAGCATTTGTTGGTATAACAGCAGGCCGTGGGTCAACACCTGCAACAGCACCGACGACAAAAATTCAAAATTCAAGAAATTACGAAGAAACAAACAAAGCAGTTGCTGCTAATGAAAATGAAGGCGCGCTAGATCCAATAAACGATAAATCTACTATTATCTTGACAATGAAAATTGATCCTGATGTTTTGATGAATTCAAACATCGGAAATATAACTGGCGAAGGCGCGTCAATAATTGAGAAAAGTGACAAGATAAGAATTATTGCTAGAAATGATATAAAAATAACTGTGGGTGACGATCCAAATGCAGCAGGAATAATCATAAAGAATGGGGATATTATTCTTATACCCTCGCCCACTGGTGTTATCAAGCTTGGGAGTGAGGACGCTTCCGGCGCAATATTAGCATCACCCGCAGCAATAAATGTTGGCGGAATCATAACAGCACCTCCGCTTGTTGACACTAACGGTGGCACTATGGGCGTGCCAGGAGTTCCTGCGACAGGTGTGTTTTCTTCTAAAGTGTTAGTAAAAGTATAACATTGAAGAATGACGACATTAAAATAGGAATAGTTATTTTATATGTCAAATTCAACAACATCGCAGCAGACTGCACGCAGATTCAAGGGCGGTACTAGCGTTATAACACAAAGAATAGAAGAAGTTCCAATTGTTTCATCGCCTCCAATTGGAATAAAAACACCGCTCAGAAAAGCGACAAAACAAGGCCAGCTTTTTGATCAACATTTTGACATAGAATCAGACGTAATTGACAATTTTAAAAATATGTTAATGACAAATTACGGCGAAAGATTGATGTATCCTGATTTTGGCGCAAACTTAATATCGCTTCTAAATGAAAGAGTCTCAAGCGATGAATGGGATCAACAAGCATCACGCCTGATAACAAATACAGTCCAAAAATATATGCCTCAAATTTCTCTCGGTGGAATCACAACAAAAATAATGCAATCAAAAAATGATGGGTTTTCTCATTTAAATTTGATTGTGTTATTTTCGATTCCAAGACTTGGAATACAAAATCGACAACTAGAAATTAACATTACAAGCGCGAGCTAAAATGACATCACACAATATTAAGAAGAATCTATTGCAAAAGAAAGATAGATCATACTTGAATAAAGACTTTAATGCATTTAAAGCAGAGCTGCTTCGTTATGCAAAAACTTATTTTCCCGACCAGATACAAGATTTTAGCGATGGTTCACTCGGCGGTATGTTTAATGATTTGACTTCGTATGTTGGCGATGTAATGTCATTTTATCTTGATCACCAGTTTAACGAATTGAATCTTGAAACTGCAGTTGAGCCAACAAATATTGAACGTCAAATAAGGCTTGCAGGCGTAAAGATAACTGGCGCTGCACCATCGATCTGCGAAGTTAACTTCTATATCAAAGTTGAAGCAGAATTATCATCAGGCGTTTATCAACCAAAATCATCATATCTTCCAATCATCAAAACAAGAACAAAATTACAGTCTAATAACGGGACAGTATTTGAATTGTTAGATGATATTGATTTTTCAGAAACAGATACATCAGGAAAGCTGCTAGCATCAATAAGCGTTCTAACGCAAGACGCCTCAGGAAATCCAACAACATACTCACTTATGCGTAAAGGATTGTGCACGTCTGGTGAAACAATAGAAGAAAAAGTAGTTATTCCAAACACATTTCTACCATTTAGAACAATAACATTAGCAAAAAGCAACGTGTCAGAAATCTTAAGCGTCGTTGACACTGATTTAAACGAGTATTATGAAGTTGCATCATTAATCAATGATGTCGTTTTTAAAAAGATAGAAAACACAACAAAAGATGCATCAACTGTGCCAGAAAAGTTAATCATTGTTCCTGCACCATATAGGTATGTTACAAAAACGACAGCGAATACAGCAATTACATCGCTTGTATTCGGCTCTGGAAGAGCAGATTCACTTGACGATGATATAATTCCAGATCCAAGCGAACTTGCATTGCCACTTTACGGAGACAGAAAGACATTTAGAAGAGTTGCGATAGATCCAAATTCATTGTTACAAACAAAAAGTTTGGGTGTTTCACCCGTTAATACAACATTAACAATCAATTACCGCGCTGGCGGTGGTCTGACACACAATGTTTCATCAAACTCGATACGATCAATCATTTCATTGAACACAAAATTCAATCAATCAGTTCCGTCGTCAAAGATTGCGCAAATTAGAGCTTCGTTAGAAGTCAAAAATGAAAAAAGTGCACAAGGTGGAGAAAATATTCCATCGCTCAATGAGTTAAGAGCAATTGCATTAAATTACAAAAATGCACAATCAAGAATTGTGACGAAGTCAGATCTTATTTCTCGAATCTATTCAATGCCGCCAAACTTTGGGCGTGTCTATCG